ATTTCCTCTGCAAACTTACGATTTGGTGCATACACAAGATTAGATTCAAATATAGGTGCTACTGAGTGCATCCTTGTAGTTTTATCATGTCCTCTAGTAGGTGAATAATTTACTACAGGAATACCAAGTCTTCTAAGTTCGTGAGTAAGTGGCGTTCCAGATGCTTTTGCTTCAATTAATGTCATATCTGGCTCCCAGTATTTGTATTCGTTGTATGCAATACGTTTCAGTTCAGGAAAGTCCCAACGACCTTTTTGAGCATCAAGTAAAATTAAACAATCGGGCGAGTCTGGAGTTGGCTG